ACAATAGAGCCAATACAATTAAGTGATGCACATAACCAATACCAATTCTTAAGTGATGAAAGTGGTAAAAAGATTATGGTAGCACACAGGGTTGTATCGCCTATGCTTTTAGGTATTAAGGATAGTAGCGGACTTGGTAATAATGCAGACGAACTAAAGACCGCTTCTATACTAATGGATAACACTGTCATTAGACCATTTCAGACACTTTTAATAGATGCCTTTGATAGTATATTATCTTATAATAATATTAGCTTAAAACTATACTTTAAGACGTTACAACCATTAGAGTTTACAGACTTAGAAAACGTAGTTGACGAAGAAACACGAGAAGAAGAAACAGGTGTAAAACTTAGTCAAGAATTAGCAGATAATGAAGCTGATTATATTTTAGAAAATTTACAAGGCGAAGAAGTAGACGAAGAATGGGAGTTAGTAGATGAAAGAGAATATTCAGAAGATAATACAGATATAGAAACTTGGGCAAATGAATTAATAGAGCCAAAGAAAAGTTTGTTACAGAAATTTGCAGAAAGAATACCAAATCTTAAAAAAGGTAAGGGCGATTTTTCAGTATTAGACAAAAGCTATTATAAAGTACGTTATAGATATGCGGAAAAATATAGCAGTACTAATACAAGAACTTTTTGTAAAGCACTTATGGCTCGTAATATGGTTTATAGGATTGAGGATATAGATGCAGCTTCTGATGAAGGTGTAAATGAGAGTTTTGGACATAAGGGTAAAAAGTACGATTTGTTTCGATTTAAAGGCGGTGTTAATTGTGGACATTATTGGGCTGAGCAACTTTATAGGTTAAAGAAAAAAACAAATGGAAAGTATATAGAAAAATCAGACAAGATTAAAGATTATGTTGAGGTTGATGATATACCAAAATCCTATAAAGGAAAACCAAGAGGGTGGAAAGATGCAAAAACAGCACCAAAAGATATGGCAAATAATGGACACCACCCAAATTATAAAAAGTAGAAAATGGCAACAGCATTATTTATAAGCACAACAGACCTTAAAAAAAATTCTATTATTGATGGCAACGTTGATATAGATAAAATGATACAGTTTGTTAAGGTAGCCCAACAAATAGACATACAGAATTTGTTAGGTACGGATTTATACAACAAAATTAGCGAAGATATAATTGCGGATAGTTTAAGTGGCGATTATTTAACGTTGGTTAATACTTATGTACAACCTGCTCTTATTTGGTTTGCTCAAATGAACTATATACCATTTGCAGCGTATACAATTACAAATAAATCTGTACTTAAACATAGTTCAGAAACAGCGCAGAACGTAGACAAAAACGAAGTAGATTATTTAGTAAGCAAAGCAAGGGAGTACGCTAACTATTATAGCACACGATTAGTAGATTATTTGTGTTTTAACAATAACTTATTCCCAGAGTATTTAAGCAACACAAACGAGGATATTAGCCCAGATACAGATACAACGTTTAATGGGTGGGTTTTATGAGGTATAAAGTAAAACAAACAAACCTTAACAAGCTAAAAAACTATATAGAAACAAAAAGCGAAAAAGAAGCTAAAAGGTTTTATAGTGATATTATAAAAAATAAAAACAAATGAGTTACGGAAGTATATACGAAACAAGTTGGTGGGGAAACCCACAAGAAGATGGTTGGGGTGGAATTTATTATGATTTAGCATCAAGCGGTTATGTAGGGTTTGTTTTTGATGTAGACACAACACAAGCTGGGGTTTCTACTTCAACACAATTTAAATTACCTTTATCGTCTACAGGTACAACTGATGCAGAGGTAGATTGGGGGGACGGAAGTAGTGATACTTTAACAAGTTGGAATCAAGCTGAAACAACTCACACTTATTCAACAAGTGGAACATATACTATCACTATAACAGGAACTTTAGAGGGGTGGTCTGTTAGTAATGCTGGGGATAAGTTAAAAATTAAAGAAGTAAAAAATTGGGGTAATGGAAACGGATTAACGCTTAAAAATATTAATGGTGGCTACTTTATGGGTGCAAGTAATATGACTTGTATTGCAAATGATGCTCCTACTATATCTTCATCTAATTTTCAACAAGCATTCAGAAATGCATCAAGTATTGTTAATGGGGTTAAAAATTGGGACGTTTCAGGTGTTACAAATTTCATATTTTGTTTTTATCAAGCATCAAATTTTAATGAAGATTTAAGTAATTGGGACGTAAGTAACGTTACTAACTTTAAATATTGTTTTGAAAGATGTTTCGATTTAGACCAAAGTTTTGCGAGTTGGGATATGAGTAGTGCTACAGATGTAGGTAGAATGTTCAAATCTACAACTATGTCTACTGCTAATTATGATGCAACTCTTATAGGGTGGGCATCTCAAAGTTTAAATAGTGGTTTATCTATTGATTTTGGAAGCGCAAGATATACTGCTGGCGGTGCTGCTGAGGCAGCAAGAAACACATTAATTAATACTTATGGTTGGACTATTGTAGATGGTGGAAGTGTTTAATATATAATTATGAAAAAAAGAGTAGATTTATGTTATCCAGAACAAGAAACATATTTTATATGTTGGGATAATGAAAGACAAAATATAATGGCGTATGATAGTATTACACCTATTCAATGTTTAGGCACTAAGTGGGACGAAATAGACTATTATATAGTAAAAGATTTGTGGTTAGAAGTATTGAATAATAATGGTATTGATACTGAATATTTATAGATGCTAAATAGTATAATACAAAAAAAATCAAGGAACGCTATTGCCAGAGGTATTACTTCTGAACGATTGGCGTTTAATCGTAGACACTATTTAGGTGGTACGAGTAATTATACTTTGTATCAAGGTGGCGCATCTACTGAATTTCCATATTCTTATGGTAGTATTCCTGTTCCTTTTAATTGCTATGTCACAAGCTTTACAATGACCGCAAATAAATATACAAGTAGAGGCGTAACATACGGAACACCAACAGGAACAAGCGCAACAATACAGATATACAAAAACGATGAAGTGACACAAATAGCCACAAAAACATTAACTTATACACCGAGCGAAAATATGCGCTTAACATTTGATTTTGCGCACGATGTAGAAATAAGTAGAAATGATAAAATATTTATTAGATGGCAGTCAAACGGAGTTTGGCGTTATGTGGATAGTACAGTAATTTTAACAGAAAGATAATGAGCAACCCTAAATTAGCATTAATTCCAAGCGGTTATAAAAGTGGCAAAGTATATTCTATTTTACCGAATAATGCAACAGGCGATTTTGACTTTGATAGAGCAAGTGAGGGTACAAGAGTACGCAAAGATGGACTAATTGAAGAGGTTACAAATGATGTACCAAGATTAGATTGGTATGATAGCAACTGTCCAAGTTTACTTTTAGAGCCACAACGGACAAACGCCTTTACATATTCAGAACAGTTTGAACAAAGTGCTTGGGTTAAATCAAATTCCACAATTACAACAAATCAAATAATTGCACCAAACGGAACATTAACAGCCGACCTTTTAACCTCAACAGCAAGTGGTGGTGGGGTTTATCGGTTTTCAAGTTGGGATACGACACAAAAAACCGCGTCAATATTTGTCAAAAAAAACACTTCAAGCACCGTTGAAATATTTAACGGAAGTTTGTCTACCAATAGAGTTGTTTTTGATTTAGATAGTGGAACAATAACGACCGAAGGCGGAACAATGACAGGCACTATTGAAGATTTTGGCAATGGTTGGTACAGATTAACCGCAACGCATACAGCAGCGGCGTTACAAACATTTGGTATAAAACCAGAAACAAGCAAAAGTGTATACATATGGGGTGCGCAAATAGAAGATGCAAGTTACAGTTCAAGCTACATAAAAACAGAAGCGAGTACAGTAACAAGATTAAAAGATGAGTGTTTAAATGGTGGGGATAGTGATTTGTTTAATATTACAGAGGGTAGTTGGTTTTTAGATTTAGTGCCTTATGAAATTACAGCACCATCAAAAGAAATTACTTTAAGCGACGGAACAAACAACAACAGATTTTTATTACAATTTCAAACAACAAATACAACAGTTAGATTGTTGGTTGTAAGTGGTGGAAGTACTGGAGTAAGTTTATTTGAACCAATTACTGTAAACACAAGAAACAAAATATTGGTTACTTTTAAAGAAAACGAATTTAAAATCTATATCAATGGAACTTTAGAGGGTACAGATACAAGCGGAAATGTACCAACAGGTTTAGATACTTTTAATTTCTCAAATGTAAATGATATTAATAATTTTGAAGGAAAAGTACACGATACAAGAGTTTATGACAGAGTATTAACAGAAGCGGAAGCTATACAACTAACAACGTTATAATGAAAATAGGAAAATATATTTTTAAAAGCGAAACAGAAGCCAACGATAAAATCAAAAAGTTAGGTGTAGAAATCGATGAGGACGGAAACGAATACCCAACGCACATCCACGCAATAGTAAGACTTGGACACGAAGTTTTAGAAGAGGGTTATTTTGATGAAAAAACAGAAAAATATGTTGAGCCAATATTAAGCGAAAATTACTTAATTGATGTAGTTTGGAACGGAATAAAAGAACACCCATACGGTTGGAAAAGTTATGCAGTAACGCCAAGCGGTGAGCCAGTACACAACTTTTATGGTATTGATTATTTAGAAAATAAAATGTAATAAAATGGTAAAAGGACTAAGATACTTTGCAGATAAAATAGAAGCGTTACAATTTTGGTTAATCGCTAAATGGAATAACTTTTTAAAAGGGTTAATGCTATGAGTGTACAAGATTTGAGAATAGCTTTTTTTAATGCTATTAGCTTAGGCGTAAGTTTTACGCACGTTGAAAATAGTTTAAAGATTATTTTGCTATTGGCTTCAATAGTTTATACGTTTCAGAAAATATACGAAACGCACAAAAAAAAGAATGACAAATAATTTTAAAAGACAGGAATTTGAATGTAAGTGCGGATGTGATATGCCTTTGGAAGTTTATGAGAATGTGATTAAACTTGCAGGACAATTACAAACGCTTAGAGATTATTTAGGTAGACCTATAAAAATAAATAGTGCATACAGATGCCCTAAACATAATGCAAAATGTAACGGAAGTAAACGAAGCCAACACTTGTTAGGCAAAGCTGCAGATATTACAATACAGAGTTTGAAACCTATTGAGGTTTACGCTATTATAGAAGATTTAATAGATTTTGGTGTAATGCTTCAAGGTGGTTTAGGTCTTTATGATACGTTTGTACATTACGACATACGCAAGACCAGAGCAAGGTGGGATTATTCAACTAAATAAATTATGCCAAAGAAAAGCTATAAAGAAAGAAACGGAACAACAAGGGTAGGCGATGCTCTTAGATGGCTTGTAAAACAAGGTAAAAACGTTGCGCCAAGTATATTAGATGCAGCAGGTAGCATAACAGGTATTGATAGCTTAAAAGACCTTGCAAAACAAATAGAGGGTAGCACACAAATATCAGAAGCGGATAAGGAACTTCTATTAGAGGAACTTAGATACGATATGTTAGAAATGCAAGAAACTACTAAAAGGTGGGTAAGCGATAACCAAACAGATAGCTATTTAACACGCAATATAAGACCGCTAACACTTGCTTTTTTAACCGCTACACTCTTTATTTATATTATATTAGATAGTTCATTAGAGGGCTTTAAAATAGACCCTAATTGGATAGACCTTTTATCTTCACTTTTATTATTGGTTTATGGTGGTTATTTCGGTATGCGTTCTGCTGAGAAAATAACTAAGAATTGGAAAAAATAATTTTTTTCTTGAATTATCCAAAATAAATATATAACTTTGTACCATTTATTATAAAAAAGTATTTTCTAAATAATTAGATATAAATATATTTCTAAATAAATAGAGAAATAAATTAATAAAAAAATAATAAAGTTATAATGAATATGAGTTTTGAGGTATATTCTTAAACCAAAAAACCAAAACTATGCCAAAAAAGAAAACATTAAAATATTGGAAGAATAAAATTGACAAACCATTTCACGAATATATAAGACGTAGGGATGCGGATAATAATACAGGATATTGTAATTGTATATCTTGTAATAAAAGGGTACACTTCACTGAAACAGATGCAGGACACTTTATTGGTAGACAACACTTAATCACAAGGTACGATGAAAGGAACGTACACGCACAATGTAGGAAGTGTAATAGATTTGAGTATGGTAGGCAATATGAATATAGTATAGCTTTAGGACAGGAACTATCACAGGAACTATTGCAAAAATCAAGAGGGGTACTAAAACTAACAGACCCAGAATGGTTAGAAATATTTAACGAATACAAGATTAAACTACAGGAACTAAAAGACAAACAAAATTTTTAGTTAATAAGTCCTAAAAACATTTTACATTTAATACATTAATAAGTAGTATATTTGAGTAACCAACTGAATTGTTTGTTATTGTTTTCTTTAATGCTGTTTTTAACAGACGATTAAGCCACCTATAAAAAGGTGGTTTTTTTGTGTTCTAAAAAAAAGTTTGTTTAAAATTTGTTTATTAAAAATATTTTTTGTTATATTTGTTTATCATTAATTAAAACAAAAACAATATGACACTATTAAACAGATTACACCCTTATTATGAGGACAGATTAACCGCAGCTAATTTACAGTACCCTAACTTAGTAGCGAGTATTACAGATGCTTTAGACGAAGTAGAATTTGTATCAGAGTTAAAGTACGGAACTATAATGGACTTAAATACCTTTTGTGGCAATGTTTCAAGTCCTTTTGATTACTTTACTGAATAGCTATGACACATTACGAGGACGTTAAACGAGCAGCAACCCCAACGACAATAGACTATTTAAATGCAAGAGTAAAAGCATTAGAAAGTAGAGTAGAATACTTAGAAGCAATATTAGAAGTAGAATATTTAAATAAAGAACAATAACTAAAAAAATGAATAAACAAAAACTAACAGAGTTATACAAAAAGTATAACCTAACTAAAGATGACTTTTTTAAGCATCAACACTACACTATCGTCACAAGACAGGGAATAGATAAAATTATGGCTATTGAACAAATGAGTGTAAATTATGAGGTAATAAAATGTGAGCCAAATTTTGCAGTATTTAAAGCACTTGCACAAAAAAATGGAAAGCGCATAGAAACATTTGGAAGTGCCTTAAAAGGCGATGACTACAAAAGTTCTAACTGCAATACTTGGTATGTTGCAGAAATGGCAGAAAAACGTGCAATGAGCCGAGCAGTCCTTAAACTAACAGGATTTTACGAACTTGGTGTATTTGGCGAAGATGAAAGCGAAAGTTTTAAAAAACAAAAAACAGAATATAAAACCCTTTAAAAACAAATAAATATGAGTGCATTAGTTAATTTTAGTTTAAGAGTAGACAAACTACCAAAAGAGAAGTTTATCGCAGGAAAAGATGGTGCGGTATACGTTAATCTAACAATGAGTGTAAATGATGAAACACGATACGGTAATAATACTGGTATCTATGTTAGTCAAACACAAGAAGAACGTGAAGCGAAAAAACAAAAGACGTATTTAGGCAATGGTAAGGTTGTCTGGAACAACGGTACTATTGTAAACGCTGAAAAAGAAGTACAGGAAGCTGTACAGGAACACCCAAAAGAAGAAGTAGCAGACCTACCATTTTAATTTTTTCATAATCAAGGGGGGTTTTTTACCCCCTTTTTTTATACCTTTAAAGAAAACAAAACAATAAGTAATGACAGAAGAACAAACTACACAAAATATGCTGATGGAACTTATAAAAGAAGAGTGTACAA